TTTAACCTCCCCGGTTAATTGTTAAATTAAGCCGACAAATCCGTTACTGCGGTGTCGATTGCGACAACGCCATAAGATTTGCTGTTAAACATGACCTTCTGAATACCGCCAATAAGTCCAGTAGCACACCCGGTCTTATTTTCGTAGTCAAAAGATTTTTCAACCCAGCCCTTTGTCATCTTAGCTTTAGCAAACGCCGCAGCTTGACGACCGCACAACAGCGCACGGCAGGTATCAACCGCGAAGTCTGTGCCAGAACCGGAAGCGTAGAAGTTGTTACCAGCAATCGAAACGTCTAAAAACGGGACGTATTCGTGTTCTTTGATGATAACCCCATCCCAAACGCCCAAAGCGCCGGTGAAGATTGGATTGTCTTTTCCACGGACTTCCGCTTCACGTCGAGCTTGCGAGAACGTCGCATTGTTGCGAAGGTCATATGCTTGCCACGGATGCACAAAGCAAACGTAGAAGTTTTCACCTTTGATTTTCAAAGGTTGGATTTTCGGTTCGGCCATTACAGCTTTAATACGTGCCTTGCTGATTAACTCAGGGGTAATCAGATCGGTAGAACTTAAAGAAGCGCCGCCAGAAGCGTTGGCGCAGATATAACGGCTTGTTGCGAAGTCATCCGGTGTGTTTGACCATGCAACGTCAGCACCAACGACAACACCGTTAACATCGTTAAGCGTGGTATTGGCGCAACCACCCAACTTGAAAAACATTTGTCTTTCGATAAACTCTTGAAGGCGAATAGACAACTTGTTCTTCGCGTCCATACGCATATCGTAAGCGTTCTTCTGCTCGTCTAAAGCACCTGTCAGGCGGACAGCAAATCGCTTCTGATCGATTGCAATGGATTCCGAATAAGCAGAAATCGCTTCTTCGTTTCCTTCAAGTTCATTGTCACCGGAAACACCAGCTCCAGTCAAGCGTGTGGTAAGCCCAACTGTCACGGTATCGCCTTTGTTCTTCATTAAATCGTTCTTTACGTAGATGATGTTGTTTTCATCTTCGCCCATTAAACCGTTAGCGGTGAAGTACATCCCGCGCATAACGTCTTCGTACAACGCCTTCTGCCATAATTCTGGCCTAAGGGCATCAATCGAAACGGAATTTGCCATTGAATTAATCTCCTATTTATAACCCGCAAGACTCGCGCAAAATCCGCTCACGTGTTTCAGGTGATAGCTTTGCGTACTCGCGAGGATTCATCTTTGCAACGTCCTCGACGGTAAGGTCAGCCTCGCCGATAGCGGTTTTCCCGCCACCGCCGGAAACTGCGGCTGATGTAACGCGCTTCTCGGAGTTTTTAATTGCTCTATTTATTTGATTGTTTTCGGTCTTCTTAACCGGTTCGCCCGCTTTCCCGTATTTCGGGTGTAACTTCCCGATGTGGTATGCCACCTCGGCGACGTTCTCGTTGGGATCACTAGCCGCCTGCGCTAAAACGCGCGCGTATGCTCTATTGGTCTTAATGACCTCTGCGGCAAGTTTCGTCACCTCGTCGTAATCCGCGTACTTTGCTTTCGCCTCTACCTCCTGCACTTCAACGCGCTTGATGATCTCTTGCGCTTGTGCGTTGCTTCGTTCGGCTTCCTCAGCTTTTGCCTTCTGCATACGCTTAAATTCTCCGACGGTCATAATCCTTTCGTCGTCCTCGTCGATCTGTGCTTCTTTTTCTTCGCTGTCTTCAACGCTCTTTGGCGCGCCAGTCTTTAAGAGTTCAATCTCTCTCTTAGCCGCCGCAAGCTGGATAGCTGTAAGTTCTTTTTCTCTTTGGGCTTCTTGACGCTTAATCCGCTCTTTTTTGCGTTCCCAATAAAGTTTCTTTTCGTTGGCATTGAAATTTTTGACAATCGCTTCTTCTTTTTCAGGGGATAGATCTTCTTCGGCTTGAGCTTCGGGCTTTGCTTCTTCCACATTCCCAGTACCGCTTTCCACAGGCGCATCGTCATTGGCTTTTTCCTCAACTGTTTCCTCGACTGTCTCAGGCTTCTCGTCCTCGAACATCCCAAGCTCTTTGCCCATTTCAATTTCTTGCTCTGAAATCTGGTCCTTAACTTCTTCAACTGCGACTTTATCCATTGACTCATCCCCCTTTTACCGGCGAAGCTCCCGGCATAGCGTTTTGCGACTGCATGGCCGCAATAGACTTTTTAATTTTTTGCTTTGAAGCCTCACCGATCATCGACTCGTCGATCAACACGTCCGGTGGTATCGGCATCCCTTTCTCGGCCATTTCCGCTAAAATCAAGTAATTTCCGTACTTTACCGTCGGGCTGTTATTAGCTTCATCAACGGTGACGTCATACTTGCCAATATCTGTGTCGTTAAGAACTGTATTAAAAACTGCTACAACGCCTTCTTGGTCCACTTCCATCTGCATCTGTCCGCTCGGATCCATAACCGGTGTCGGCTGTCCGTCAATCCCTGGAGCAAGCACAGGCTTTGAGAAATTGTCCTTGACAAACGCTGTCCCGCATACCTTGACAGCTCTCTCAACCGTATATATCTCACCTAGTTGCGACATAATGAACCGGCCTAACAGCTTTGTGGTGTATGAGAAGTTGTCTAAAATCCTTTGAAGCATGACAATCCCCTGCTGTTGGCGCAGGTGAATAGCCCGTCCTGATGCCTGCTTATCGTTCATCGCAAGCAGATCCGCGTTAATCCCGCTTATTTCTTTGATGTCTTGGGTGTTCTCTGCGGCAAGTTGCGCGTGTCCTTGACTAAGAGGGGCAGGGGTAATGCGTTCCGGGCGTTGTTTACCGGCCTTATATTCGAGTGTGACACCGGGCGTTGATCCGTATTTCTCAACGTCGGACTTCTTAACCCATGTATCTTGCTCGGCAAGCCAGCCGCTGTTTGCCGTTGAATTGAGGATGCGAAGCTCTTGGCTTCTGCGTTTGTTAAGCTCTCTCTGCGGGTCTTTAAGGCTTCGGACTATGCCCTGTACACGAAATTCGTTTCCGTTCTTGATCGGTACGGTTATACGGTGAGCAAAAAACGGGATAAGAGAATACCCTTTCCACTTCGGATAGAACGGGCTGATATACTCGTCAACAACGGTGTCGCCGACCAACGAACAAATCCATATTTCGGGAACAATGCGCTCAATGACCTTTGCAACGATCTGTCCGGCGATGGTATTCTTCTGGTCCACGTACATCTGCGCTTCTTCTTTGTCCTTAGCTTCTTTCATGTCGCCGATCTCTTTGTCAGCGACGATGTATTTGCTAACGTATTTCTTGTATTGATACTCAACAAGATCGTAAACGTCCTCTTTGAGATAGTCCTCGCCAGAGCCTTTACCGTCGAAATCGCTGACCATCGGATAGTCAAGTGTCTGCTTAATTGAATTGTCGCCGGAGTTGATTGAAAGAGTGCCGTTACTGATTTTGTTGATGATTGATTTTTTATCTGGAAACAGCTTTAAGACTTGGTTCTTGGTAAGCCCGGGAGAAACCTTTATGACGTATTCGGCATCAGACAAGTCGTATTCAATGCTGGCAGGGTCAACGAATATGTTTAGGGGATTGACTTTCTTGATGAACAATTCACCGTTAATAAGATCGTTTGAATAGTCGATGTACGGCTCAACCCAACCCTCGCCACAAATAACGCCGTCCTCAAACTGTTCAGACAACTTAAGCTCGCCCATAGACAACTTGACAGCGTTTTTTATCAAGCGAGTGACAATATCAGCATAAAGATTGTCTTCGTCCCCTTCTGGATACGCGACAATATCAGGACGGTTCTGTCTTTGATAACCTGAAACTAAAAAGATATTTGGCTGAATTTTATTGATTGTTAAGGCAGGAACCCCGGCACGTTCAAGGGTAGTCTTATCTTCGTCACGCCACTGCTTACCGACAGCAAAAGCAAAGTCCTCTTCCGCTTCATCAAGCCAGTTTCTTTTAACCGACTTTGCGCGTTTAAGGTCAGATAGTATCTTCGATGCTTTGTCTTTTACGTCGTCGGGCATGTTTTCTTTCCAACAAAAAAGGGCGCAATCGCGTCATGACGATTGCACCCTTCAAATTTCTTGTTGGTTTCCTGTTCCTGTTAGCTAGACAAGATCAGTTTATGTATGTCTGTTTATAACATTACATGACTTATATCAAAAATAAACGAAAAAAAAATTTTATTATAACTAAGAAATTTTAATTGCCAATTTGAACATTACCTTATTTCTGTCTAAATCTTTCATGTGGCATTCATAGCAAAGATAATAATAATATACTCTTGTCTTGTGTTTATTATCTGAATCAAAAGAACTACCCTTATCTGCTATAAAAATTCCAACTTCTTTTGTATGCTTGTCACATAAAATACAATTACCACCAAGCATCCTCATTGACTTTAAAATATCTTCTGTACTTTTACCCATAGTTTTATTCCTAAAATCAATCATCACGCCGTCATCGGGTTGCGGTGAGCGGGTTCTTCGTTAAAAACATCGTAAGCATCTTTATTTCCTTTAGACCTTCCCGGTGTCCAGAAGTCAACATACTGCAAAGCCCAAAGCCCCATAACAAAGCAGTCTGCGCGATCGGGAGAACGGCCCAGCTTCTTTTTGATCCAGTCTTTAGGCATAAGCAATAGCTTACCGTTAGAGTTTACGATCTTGAAAGGAACAGTTGTAAGTTGTCTTGATAACTCAATGTCTCTTATCTCTGCAATCTTCTTGTCCCGGATCTGCTCCATAACATAAAAGTAAGCCTCACTACGCAGATTTACAAAGCTGTCCTCTTTATTGGCTGAATTTGAAGAATTAAAGTAATGCACTCGCTTGTTGGGTATCTCATTAAGCCGGTCAGCAATACCTTTACCAATACCTATACAGTCAACCACAACATCATCGCACTTGTTCTGCGCCATGAATATAAGTATTTCCCCAACGATCTTCATGGTGTCGCGCTCGTTTAAAACCTTTTCAGCTTTCTTCTCTCCGTTCTCGATGTAGTACATAACGCACTCGTCGCCACCCAGCGAAGGGTCAATAGACACAATCTTTTTAAGCCTCGGAAAATGTATGTTAAGCCCGCGCAAAGCGTCAATCATTATCGGTGTGATAAGGATATTCTTCTCTGCGGAAACGAATGCCTCTTGCGGATTGCTCGGGTACTCTTGCTTGAATATGCTTACATATCCCCGGCAGTTGTTCCTGATACACCAGCGTCGCCACTGCAATCGTTCCTCAATAACGTCGATCCCGTCCTTCTGCATGACATCGTATAAATACTTCTCATCAGCTGTTATCTCTCCGAACGAATGATCCCCTAGTATAAAGTTCTCAGCCTTCATGCGATAATCGTCTCCCCAAAACCAGGGAATGAAGATATTTACATAGTCGCTGTCTCCGTGATCAGCCGCGTCCCATTCTTCTTTAAAGTGATTAAGACCGTTTGCAGTTGTTTCTTTGATAATCATTGTACGCGGTAAAGCCGGGACAGAGTTGGAAAGCCCGTCCATTAAAGCGTTGGCATTGTCGAAGAAAGCGTACTCGGATAAGTGGACGTTTCGAAAAGTGTACTTGCGGCCAGCGTCGGGGTTCTGTGAGGTGTCAATCAATATCTGGCTGTGAATATCTGCAAACTCTAATTTCTTTTGATTGCTTCTTTTTTCTTTGACAAGCAGGTGTTCAGGCATTTGCTCTTGGTAGAGCTTGGACATCTCAAAGATGTAGTTCGACCCATCGAGATCGTCAGCGATAATAAGAGAGTTTGTATTATCAGTATAACTCGTAAGTGCAAATATGATCGCCTCGATCAGCGTCGAGATACCAAGCTGTCGCGCTTTAAGGACATTGACCCGGATAATCTTTTCTTCGGTCCAGAGAACCTTTATGCGTTCAAGAAATCTACGTTGAGCGCGGTTAAGAATAAAGCTCTCTAATTTAGCCGCCTTAGTCTTTATCTTTAAGTGTCCGTCCTCGATCAGTGTAAACGGATCACGAATCGCTAGAGCTTTCTGAGCTAGTCTCGACAGTGTGAGCTTCTGTTCTGGCAAGAGCGGCAAGGGATTTGAGTTCATCGAGTGTCAACTTTCCGAATTGTGCAACGGCAAGGTTAAAATTTACTGTTGTCCCGCCGAGTTCTTCTAATAAGTCTTTTGGTAATATGCTAATGATTACCCGTAAAAACTCAGGGTTGATATATTTAACACCGTCGCGGACCTCAAACAATGATCGCCTGAGAGCTTCTTCGCGGTCTGGTTCGTTGTTAAATACGTCGATGAGGGTTTCTTTGAACTGATTGGCTTTATTCTTTAGATTTGGTGGTCTTCCCGGTCCGCCATTTATAAGATATGCCCCGAGATTTTTTGCTCTTGGGTCAAGCTCTTGGATTTCTTTGGATTTGTTTCCTAATTCTCCCACAATATCACCCTAACCCTTTATTTATCAACATTCAACGAAGATTTAAAATGTTCTCTCAACTTCTTACTTAACCTATTATTCAGCCTCACCCGATACACTTCGGTCTTTCCGTTCTTTTCAATGGCGATGGCAATGTAATTGAAGTCTTCGTAGAACTGGGTTTTGTATTCTTTAAGCACGACTACCTCGCATTTAAAATGTTAATAATCTCGTTAATCTTAGCCCGTGCTTCCCGGATCGCGGCGCGGACTTGATTATTTGTCAGTCCGTTGTCGTATGGCATTGTTGCGTCTAAAAGTTTTATCTTTGAAATCTCGAAATCATTATTCGGATCTGCGTTCTGTGTTCTTTTTGCTCTTGGCATATAAAATTCCTTTCTTTTTATCCATCTGACTTATCCTCCATTTTGGATATACTACGAAGAGCTATCCGATCTTAGTTTTTTTGTAATCCTCACACGCCCAGCTCAATGTTTATTAAACATTCATCTCTTTGGCTCCGGGGTTCTAGTGTTCCCATCACAGATAATTTGTTAAAGCTCGCTCTAAAATTTTTTTAATTTATCGTAAGCCCGCATAAATCTATTTCCATCCCTTATCCCATCCACATAATTTCTAATTTGATTTAATATTGAAAGCGCTTCGACGTAATTATCTTTCTTTAATTCTTCTACAGCAAAAGATATTGTCTTTGAAATAGCGTGTGCTGTCTTATCCAGCCATATATTAGGATGTTCAACGCGATTATCAATATCTTTCATGGGGTTGATTTCTTTGATTTCCATTTTATTTCCTTTCTGTTCTCTCCGGGGTTAATTCGCTTCGCCTAAGTCTTTTTCTGGTTGAATCCAACGACCACCACGTTTATAAACTCCATTGGCTCTCATCATACAAGGACAGTAAGGCTCTCCGTACTGTTCCCGGATTCAAATTCTTGCTCTCTTTCAGTCTTGGCATTATTTCTTCCCCTTTTTTAATAAGTTTTTATAAGCAAGGTGATACAAAAGCCCCATCCAACCTAGAAACATTCCCCCAATAATCAGCCAACCTCCTGTCTTATGTGTCTCAGTATATTTCCAAAAGTCTTGGGATATACTCATTCCGGTTGCTTTAATGCTCCAAAGTTCCATGAGTCCAAACAAGACAGCGAATAAAAGAAACGTCCCAAAAAGAAACCATCTCTTTGTAACGTAAGCTGAACCGATAATTATTAAAAGCATTATAATAACAAAAATGGCTTCTGTACTCATAGCGTCTCCTTCATAAGCTCGGCGAGTTCTTGTTTAAAGTGCTTAATGCGTTCCAGCTTTCTTAGTGTGGGTTCGTGGATGGTGTACATATTTATCCTTTTACCGGGAATCCCGGTGTTTGTTTAGTTATAGGTAATTCCTGGGCGCGGGAAGAGGTGTGATAAGTAACTATATCCAATTTAGTTGTTTTCTTATCCATTTATTTCTCCCTCTTGGCGGTTATTAGGTTGTGGATGGCTTGGGATAAATCCTTAACGACATCTTCTGTTTTTGTTGACCAGCCTCCATCGAAGCCCAAATCCCCTTCTTTAATTGCTTTTGAGTGCTTCTCATGTTGCTCTTTGAAATAATCTGCAACAACAAAAGATATCTCCTCTTCCGACGGAACGCTTGGCTTTGGTTGGCCGAAGGTATTACAAATCTTCTTGGCTATTTCAGAATAATTAAATTTTTTTCTTTCGCTTGCTTCACCGTTAAGATGCCAAGAAATAATCATGTCTTGGACTTTTTGCCAATCTAGCGGGATA